GGCAGACTGATACGGTGTGCTGGTTGGCTGCGAATGAGTTCCCCTACCGCTGCACCGCCTTCATAGAGGCGTGCGAAGATGAGACCGATGGCCACAAGTTCTTCGTCGGCTATGTCTATATCAAGCGTCTCGACTGAAAAGGATAAAGGGCGGTGAAGTGTGCCGCCCTACCCTATAATACTATTCAAAAACATTCTTACTATGAAGAAAATTGCAATGGCTCTGGCATCGGCCTTGATGATGCTATCTTGCACAAGTGACGAACCGCAGAATGAGCAACAGACGGGTTGGGAGTCGAAAACGATTACCTTCACATTCGGCGATGTACTTACGCAGCACGCCATGACCCGCGCAGACGTGACGGAAATTGATCTCACCGACCTGTGGATGTTCGACTATGTGGGCGAAGAATTGCAACAGGCCGTCCACCAGTCGAACACCGACGAAGGATTTGGTGTCCTCTCTGCGTCGATGGGATATGGGGAACACACCCTCTATTTTGTCGCCTCACGCGGAACAACACCGACATCTGACACCGATGCTCAGACGATTACATGGATGAAGCCGTCCGACACATTCTGGGCGACTGCTACCGTTACCCTATCGCCCTCGTCGGCATCCTCTCAGTCTGTATCGCTCATCCGTGTGGCTACCCGTCTCAGGATCACCGTCAACGATGAAGTTCCCGCAGGGGCTGCAAAGTTCGTCATCACACCTGCGCAGTGGTATTATGGTATTGATTACACCACTGGCAATGGCATTGCACCCTCTGCCAACCATCCGCGTGAGGTCAGTATTCCGTCATCGTATATCGGAACCAGCGGACAGCTTGCTATTTCGATATTCGGCTTCGTCCCATCAGCCGACTGGCAGACTGACATCACCGCCGCTCTGAAAACCTCCGATGATTCAACCCTTGGCAGTGTGACGCTCGAAAACGTGGAACTGAATAAAAACATCACCACCGCCTATTCAGGTGGCATCATCGGCACGTCGAAAGCATTCACGCTGACTGCCAACGATACATGGGGCGATGAAGACGTACATACATGGTGAGTCGTGACGACTGTACCTTTCGTTTTTCATATTATTAGATTTAGAGTTAGACAATGAAGGGGAGCCGGCGGGCTCCCCTATTTCTGTCGTTCTGCTTTAATCCTTGCATTCTCAGCATCAATCTCGGCTTGCATCTCTTCAATATCTTGCTGTGTAAGTTGCGCCTCAGTCTCTGATGGTTCGACGTAATCATCACAATACAGATGCAAGAAATCCTGCGGCTGCACGTTGTTCTTATTACCCATGCAGAAAGCTGATGCCCAGGCTGTGATTCGCTGCAACTGATACTGAAGCACGTTGCGCCTGCGGTAGCCCTGTATGGTGAGCAGGATTTCCCACCACCGCATCTCATACAGATACTCGTGGCGCGGGATTCCGATCTCGCCTACGACCGTTTTGAACGTTTCGTAGGCGTTTGCCCGTTTTTTCGCTTTCCTCCATCCTCAGCAGGCTTCATCTCGTTGATGATGGTCGAGGGCACGAACAGCCATTCCGTGCGCATCTCCACGACTGCCTGCACAAGTTTCACAACCTCCTCACGGGTGGCATGGTACATGATGTCCTCTGACGTGATCGGTGGCTCTTCCCCGTCGCTTTCGTAAGCAGCAACGATACAGGCGACTGCCAGCTGTATATAGTGCATGTCGGTGGCTTTTGGTGCCGACTTGATGACGACATCGCCCTTCTCGTCTTTTCCGACTTCAGGATTAAACACGTCGATGACTTCGCCTGACAGCGACTGGAATCCCGTTTCTGATGCTGCGCAATAGAGCATCTTCACTTCTGTCTGCTCCAGCTTGCCTTCAGCATTCTTGTGTGTGATCTTGATTGTTTTCTCTGGGTTCATAGTTCCTTGAATTTGAAACGCTCAGCCAGCCGATGATGGCGAGGCTGAGCGCACGGATTAATTATTCACTTTATAGATGGCATTGAAAAGATTGCCAAATAATGAGAGAGTTATGCAGCGACCTCGTATTCGCCGTAGCCGTTCAGGTTGGCGGTGTAGTCGGCATTCTGGCGGTTCGGCCCATTCAATGTGAGTGAGGTCAACAATACACTGCCACTCACAATAGTGCTTGATGCTGTGCGGTTGTTGTCGCCACCGACATTCGCAATCTTCCACTTTACCGGCGTACCAGCCTCGTAGATGGTTTCGAGATCAGCAAGCGACTTTGCACCGACCTGCGACGTGATGGTCTCGCCACTGCGAATGAGTGCCCCTGTTGAGATGTCGTAAGAGAGTGCCGTCGGCTCCTGAATCTGCCAGTCGCCAGCGGTGTCCTTGGTCGTTGCATCTTCCAATGTCAGGCTGACATGCAGACTGAGGCTCTTGGCGGCTGCGATAACCGTCGAAGGTGCTGCCGTGTTGTCGCTGCCCAGGAACAGGCGAACAAACTGACCCTTGGTGTAGCTTCCCAATGGTATGACCTGAGTGGCTTCGCTTGCGGCTACGTTCTCCAACGGACCGCTACCCTGGAACTGCAACGACTTTGTGCTGTTTTCTCGGTCGTTGAAGTTGAAGGTCACGTCGTTCAAGTAGGCCGAACCCTTGCGGGCGAAGGTTGCCTTGGCGCGGGTCTGGTTATCGGTGGTGGCCGTCTCATCCCACATCAGTGTCATTGGCTGCATCAACTTGATGGCGGTGAGCATGGCAGCAGCGTCGGCTACGTTCAGCGACTCGCACGACACCTGCCATGACTTGCTTGTCACAGTCGGCATTGCGGCTGCGCCAACAATATCCTTATGACTTGCGTCGTCAGTATTGTTGGTGAGCGTCACTGTGCAACCAGTTGCCATGCCTATCACCTTGTATTTCTCGGCTGTAGAGTCGAAAATACAGATTCTAAAGTTTTGACCTTTTAGTGTACCCATATTCTTTTAATTTTTAATGATGTCAACTCTGAGTGTGTAGGCACATCCGTCCTGCTTCTTTCCAACAGCACCGACGGCATAGCGCACATCGGCAGGGATGCCGTTGACCATTTCAGCCAGAGCCTCACGGGTTGGTGCTTCGAGCACGGCGGTGCCATTCTTCAGCAGGTCGTCATAGACGCTGGGCTGCTGTGTTTCTTCTTTAGTCTTGCTCATCGTCGTTCAAATTATAAACTTCACACTGATAGCGGAGCGTCTGCCAATAGCATGGCTTCAGCGAGTCGTACTGAATAGCGTCAGCAGAGAAGGTGTAGTCGTTGACGGCTGTCTCGTGCTCGCGGAAATAACTCAGGATGGTGTCGCGCACCGCCTGCGTCAGTTCATGCAAGTCGTCGATTGTCTCGCCTGTCACCTCCACGCCGATGTTCACCGTGTCGTAACTGCTCTCATACACATCGTCCTTCGTTTCGTTCTGATTGTTCAGTCCGTTGAAGGTGACGACGATGTAAGGCACTGGAACGTTGTCGGCATCCTCGTCGGGCAGCGGAATGGCGGTGCCGTAGAGTCGGCCACCTATCCGCTCCACCAGCGCGGGGTTGCTCTGAATGGCTGCAATGAAGATGCTATCTGTTGCGAGGCTCATCTGTTCGGTGTGATGTTTGTTAATACTTTGTTACTGATTCTCTCCATCTGGGGAACCGTGGGCGGTCAACCTGTTGCTGTTGCATCGGAGCCGCCCACGGCAGGAACTATCCCAGAATGGGCGAGAGAGTGATTAGATGTCGCTGTTAGATGCAGCAGGCACCAACTTGATGAGCTTGAAAGCCTGGGGCTTGCCGTTGCCGCCGTTGACCTTGCTGGAGAGCTCTGTCATAGACATGTCGAGGGCAAGGCTCACGACTACGGTACGACGAGAGAAGACTTCAGCACTCTGAGCATCGACGTTGAACATCACGTCACCGTGAATCTGCATGGCCTCGTAGCCCCAGTGTCCGATGGCGATGAACTGGTCAGTGCCGGCCTTGGGCACGCCGCCGTCAAGGATGTAGTTCACGAACGGGCTGGTGGTCATAGGATAACCTACGCACTTGCCGTCCTGAACCACGGTGCGGTCGCCTGCGGTGCCGGGGATAGCCTTGGTGTAGGCCAGCGTGGTCTCGGTGACCTTGCTCATGGTGACGTAAGGCACTCCCTCGAAGCCGAGGTCGTACATCTTGGCAATCTCGATGGCGATGTTCTTACCCACGTTCTCGTCGAGAGTAATCTCCACAATGTCGGCACCGGCGAACGGTGACTTGAGGTCGTTCTGGAAGTCGATATGAGAGTAAGCGTGCAGAGCGCGGAAGATAGCCAGACCCTTGGTGAGTTTGTAAGATATGAAGCCCAACAGGTCAAATGATGCGTTGTTGATGGCGCGGTGAGACACAGCCACGTTAGCGGCAACAGCGTTGGGCGTTGCGCTGATCTTGGCGAAGTTCAGAGCCTGCTCGCCCACCTTCTCGACCTCACCTGCTACGGTGAACTCTACGTCGTTGGTTGAGTACGGCCAAATCTCGTTACCTACCACACCAGTAACAATCTTCAGATCGGGTGGCAGCTCTACGCCTGCAACCTTGGTGTCGATGAGCTCGTTGATGGTCAGGGGGATTGCGCCGCCTGCCTCAAGGTTGGCTTTCTCGTTACCCTCGGCTGGGTTCATCAGAATGGTGCTGGCGTTCTCACGCTTCTCCACACACTTCTGCAAGAACTCACGCAGGATGGCGTTCTTCGACTTGTGCTCACGGATGCTCTCCAGAGCCTTGCCGCTTGCCATTGACTCAGCGCGGGCTGACAGTGAATTACTCTCACGAATCAGAGCGTCATACTTGATGCCCTCTTCCTCGGTGAACACGGGATTCTCGCGCTTGCAGCGCATCTCATCCATCTCGTCGATTTTGTCCCATACCTGGAGCTGACGCTCCTGAATCTGGTCTTTTGTCATTTCTTTCATACGAAATACTTTTTAAGGGTTTATACTATTGTGAACTAAAATTTTCTGTTAGAGAGTTTCATGCGCTGCATACGCAGATGGAGTTCTCGGGTCTGACGGGCACGCTCGGCTTGCTCTTCCAGTTCGCGCTCCTCACGGGCTTCCTTCTCGGCATTGGTCTCACCGCCGTTGGCTTCGCGCTCAGCCTTTTCGCGGGCCTCGCGCTCCTCGTCGGTCTCGCCCTTGTCGTCAGGGTCGTCGTGGTCGTCTGGGTCGTCGTCGGGGTCGTCGTCTCGCTTGTCGTCCTTGCCCTTTCCGCCACATGCCCTGCACTGTGCCTCCTCTTCTGCATTCTGCTCACGCTTCAGCTGTGCCTCGATAGCCTCATTGATGCTGTCGCTCTGCTCGCGGGTGCCGACTGAGGTCTGCTCGTAAGCGGGATGGGTGACGTTGGCAACGTCGTAGAGGGCCACAATCTTCTTCACATGGCGCAGCCAAACTTCCTTGCCGTCAACGGTCTCGTTGGTGCGCTCATAAGACACGCCGTTCTCGGTGTCCTGCCAGTCGTCCTCGAATGCGAACGACATGCCGTACACGTTGCCCAGACGTATCTGCTCCAGAGTATCGTTGGCCACGGTGGTGTTGGGGTAGTCGCACTCACTCTCCACGTACTGCTCACGCAGGGCGAGTGTCAGCGTTCCCTTGCCGTTGCGACAACGACCGATCATGTTGG